GGCGCACTGTCTATGTACCTCCGAAGACGATACAAATACTTCGGAGATTACATACCGTCTCCCCTTAACAGGGAGCACCTCGACAGCCTCGTCGTCCATAAGGAGCGACAAGCCGTCCTCGTAGTCGCTACCCACGTACTGAACACGATTGCATTTTCGTTCAATACGGGATAGCGCTTTCACGAGAAGTCCGTGATGACCAACATCATCATCTAGGACCGGCAGTTCAACTACTGTTTTAAACCAGTAGCCGTCCCAACCGCGTTTTCGGTCGAATTTGGGGCACACTTCGTCAAAATATCCGACGAAGCACCCATCTCCGAAACCGTCAACTATCAAGGGCTTACGCCATTCGGCAGGTGCATAGGATCGCAACCACCGACATACGTCGAGTAACGCTCTTCTTCTCTCCGGACCCAGCCAGTCACAGCGATCAACATATCGCCATAACTGGTTATGGATCTTGAAGAGTGAGAGTAGTCCTCTATCGTATTTCTTGACGTAGAACGGAGTGATATCGTACCCTGAGTAGTAGTGTTTACCACAACTCTCTCGGAACGGACCAGTCCAATAGCTCTTCTTAGCGTTGGGTGTAAACCCACACCAAGTAAGGAGGCCACAGAACCCTTCCGCCATCGTGCTGGGGACAATAATATCATCCCCATACACGGATATACGATCCACGTCCTCTCCATGGAGCCTGGCCCACGCGTAAGCAAGAGACAAGAAGATCAAAGTCTCAAGCTCAAACGTGTAACCATTTCCCATGGAAGAGTACTTCTGGTAGAATATTTTCCTACCAGAAGGAAGAACTCCGATGGGGCTTCGGCACTGCCCTAGCGCCAAAAGCCAGTCGGAACGGATCAACTTCTCGACAATAAGTCGGCTAATACAATCACTAGCCATACTAAGGTCGATGGTTGCCAACCGCCCAGAAAAGCTGCCAATCTTGGCCAGCCTCTGGTTCTTCGTTTGATCATCGAGATTAACTCCGATGGAGCGAAGACGGTTGCGAATAACTCCACCAATACCTTTCTGGACATAAATGTTCATGTCCGGTTCGATAGCGATGGTTCTATCCGTTTTGTAGTTCTTCGCGACAGTGACCACGCGGTTCCCGGGTACGATTTTCACGTACCCCTCGCCTTCGTCCGGCGGCAGCTCGGTTAAACCCTGAGCCCAAGCCGGAGACCACCGTATTACGGTGTTCGCGAGTACCGCGTTACCGATCGTTGCATGCGGCTTACCGCAGTATTTGTGCGCAGCGTCCGACTCGCGTCGGGTCAGTCTGGTAGTGGCGCCAGGGCCCCACCCAAAACTTCGTGCTGCTTGGTCCCAGTCGAAGGGTCCCAAAATCCTAGATGCGATTTTCCGTGCGAGACGAATTTCTCGCGCGTATGGAGATTGACTCCATTGCATTTCGGATCGTTGGTTAACCTCAAAACAGGACTGTTCCGCTTTGTCGAAACGTTCCCACGTGACCCTCTCCTTGTCATCTAGAGGGAAAGGCGAACGTGAAGCGGGATGGCTTGACACTCCTCGCACTGGCAAAGACCCGTTTCCGGGTCCACCGATGCTTGAGTACCAACCACCCGCGTCACTGGGACGTTGCTCTGGTCCTCGTTCCGGAGATTTCTCGTCCGGTACTTGTACAGAGCTTCGTCGATTTCGCTTATTTCCTTTTGACTCAAGTTTAGAGAGCCACTCTTCGAAGAAATAGCCGATCCCGAATACCAAGAGATCAGCTCCTTCAGAAGCATTTCTTCCTGATTCATCAGGGATTCCGTCTCGAGCCGATTCGCAAAGAAAATGCGAAGCATTTCGAGTTCCGGGTTCTCCACGGTGGTCAGGTAGGACTTCAGTTGACGCTGACTCTTGAACGAGATCATTTGCTATTCCTCCGAGATGGGAAACGAACAGACAGCTCCCGCCAGGCTCTCCGATGGCTCCACTTGCGTGGACACCGAAGGCTTTGGCGAGTCGCTCGTGAATACGAGCGAGGGGCGGAGCACAAGCAACGCGAGCCCTCCTAAGAGGGCGAGGACGGAAATTAGCCATAGAGAGACTCCAATAGCCAGAACTCCCATAGGGAGATCCAGGAGCTTTTGCGAGATGGACTGACTGTCGTCAGTCCCTGTGTGCTTCGCCATATACGGCAGTCACCCTCTACTTTATCAGTAGAAGGGCTCCTGACCGTAGATGGACGGACGCACAGTCGCGTTGGACAGGTGGTTAATGACATACGCCACCAGATCCTTCTTCTCCTGGTCCGTCGCGTCCTGGGCGAAGTTCAAGCGAACTTGCGCAGAACTGACACGGACTCGTGCCGTCACACCGTTTACGGTCCCGAGCGTCGGCAGTTCATAGCCGAAGATACGGGAATTGGCGCCAGTGGAACTCTTCGCTTCGCGGTATTCGTCAGTAAGCTTGATGTAGCCAATGGCCACACCAGCCGTCTTTTCGAACCACTTAGCGACTTGACCCACGAAGCCGCCAAACGCAAACGTGCGAGTGACAGGAGTGGTCGCGCCATCAGCGATGGCGAGGCTGCTAACTGCAGGCATTTTGCCTTCCTTCGATTCACAAGATGTCCCGTGGATCGGAACACCGAAGTTACCCGAGAGCGGAATTGCGCTCAGGTCCAGCCATGTTTACGACAAGCCTTAGAGAGTAAAGAAAGGCTTGACATGACATGGGATGCACTGAAAGGGTTCTTCACGGACGGCAAGTCCGCAAATGGCACCTCTCCTCTGGCATCTCTACCAAGCCGTGTGAGCTCATACCTGCCCTCCCATTTCTGGGTGACAGGGTAGCCGTCCGACTTAGTATAGGCCATACCCCGAGCTTTAGATGTCACCTTAGTAAGGTTAGACATACTATAGCCAAGCACTTGGTAGCCTAAGAGCGCATCAAACTGAGAAAAATAATTTCCCAGCGGATACGCCCAGTCGACTACAAAGCTAAGCGTGGTTAATTCCCACGCCAATGCAACGGGGTTTGTGAATCCCAATCTAGCGGCCGTAATGAAAGCAGCATTGACAGGAACACAATCGATCCTGACTTTGCTACTGTGGAGCATGAAAACGTCTGCCTGGTAGTGATCAAGATGACTATCACTCCCGGGGACGTTCCAGTCCACAGTTTGTTCCACTTTGGTCCCGCTAGAGGCCTTTACTGACAGGATAGGAACCTGATATGGTGCCGCTTCGTCGAGGCTTGTCACTGCCCCGTGAATGTCACCCATTAAAGGCCTTATGGCGTACTGGAGCTCAAGCCAACGTTGCTGAATCTCGCGCAGGACATGCCTCGGAACATCACCCTCAGTGAAGAACTTTCTCCACTGAATGAAGTTCCGATTTCGGAATGCCCACACGATCTCAGCTATGTTGTCAAGGCTATTCGCCACAAACCCGGCGGTCTGACCAACTTCGGCCATTGTTTGGGCAAGATTGATTGTCGAATTCTTGACTTTCAATCGAGCTTTAAGCAAGGCTTTATTGGCCACTTCGTCGGGAAACGCCGTATATACCCCGGCTTTACTCCACGCCTGGGCGAAGAGACCAGCATGGGTAGCATTTTCGATGACTCCACTTACCGTGGAATAACCGAAATACCCAAGAAACTGGATCTCTCCATGCGGACGGACGTCCACTTCCTCTTCCATTGTGTAATCTGTCGGCTGGAGCCAATAAGTGGTTCCAATCCAACTGGCCCTCGGTTTAACTCGAGGATAATCAGTCGCGATGCGGTGAGCGGTCCGGGCAGTTGTCATCGGAATCGTAAACCCAGAAGGGTTAAACGGGTTCGAATTAAACTGTTCTCCGGGTAGCGTTACACTGTAATCGCGACGATTTGCCATCCTAGATCTCACAAATGGAAGGAAATACCAACCCTGCGATTT